ATCATCAACCTTACGAGTAGGATTTACTTCCCATGTAGGTCTTTTTAAACCAAACACCCCTGGATATTTATAGGACTTGATATGGTCTTCGTCCCATGTTATTTCAAACCAGTTGTCCTTATCGTCTTCTGGTAATAGTGGATTAATAATAAATCTGTGTGTTCGTGTTACTACTTCTTTATCGGCAATTACTGCTTCATACCGCTCAGAAATAAAGTCTCCATTATAGCGTGGGAATGAAAGAAGAACTACTTTGCCAAGATCAGGAAAACGAGAGTCTACAGAGCCACGGAATGCTTTGTAAATATTATCAGCAGTCTTTCCTTGCTCATTGCCTGTTGCAACTTCAGATGCAAAACCAGAAATCTCATCAAGAACTGCAAGCAAAAGGTTTAATCCTTCGTGTGACTCACGCTCTGAGTGACCAGAGTAAACCGTGATTGATTTATTAAAGCCTATTGAATCTACTTTTGCCTCATACTTACCTGCAAACCAAGGGGACTTTTCGATCTTAGTTTTAAAGCCTTTAAAGAAAACGTTCTTAGCCTGTTGTGCGTTAATAGCCACATTGATTAAGTCTATGGCATCCCCAGAGGGTTTGCCGAAATATCTGGCTGGATCCTTAAGGCATAATAACTTATATACGATGTAAGCACAAGCAACAGTAGAAGTAAAATCTTTACCACTACCCTTTCCAAGTTGGAGGATAATTTCATTCTTCGTATATTTTTCATAATATCTTGCGCCCTCTTCTTCACCCATTAACTGTTGCAAATCTTCTTTACGATAAATCTGACTCATTGCCTCAACAATGTCATATTGAATATCTGATAGTCCTGGTTGACCTAAATAATCTGGAGACTCAACAAATGTCTTAGCATCTACTGGAGTTTCTTCAAAATGATTATCAGCAAGAGCCTCAAGGAAATCATCAAACATCGTGGACAATTGTAATCACTTCATCTTTTTTAGCAATATCAGAAAGTCTACGCATGATTTCATCACGAACCTGCGGATACTCTGATGCAATATCACGAAGTATTGCCATCAAAACTTCCTGTTTCTTTTCTATCTGCAGCATTTCTTCTGCAAGTTCTTTGTTTTCTAGTAGACCAGCCTTCTGCAACATGTCAATTCTTTTAGACTCAATATCCATTACAAGTTTGATAGCCTGAGTTTTAGCACCTAAATTATTATTTAATGATGCCTCATCAATAACTTCATATGATTTTGCAATAAGTTTATTGTAATGCGTATCAGCAATAGCCAATGCTTCTTTGGCACGAGCACGGATTGCATCATTGGCAGAAGCCATAACCTTCCACTCATTGATATGTTGGACAACACGATTTCTTGGAATGGCTAAATCTTTAGATATTTTGGTAGCATCATTACCTTTAAGATATTCTCCAACCACTACATTTAATTCATCGAGGTGCTTAATTAAATCTTCTTCAGTTGACAAGTTGATAGTCCTCCTGAGATCCTAAATCATTTGCTTTAGCAATTTTAAGTAAAACAAGATATCCAATTAAATCATCAATATCATTATCGCCAACATATTCTGTGCCACGCATTATCCTGCTTAACTTATCATCAATGCGTACATGCAACTGTTCCCTTGCATCTGCTTTGCTAAAAATACGAATTGGGTCAAGTGCCGAATTGCCGTATGCTATATTTTTTCTAATAAGCATGTGAGCAATTTCGTGTGCTGTTGCCCATATTTGTTTTCCTGCAGAAGTTCCGACAGTTAACAAATATAAATCTTCACAATTAAAATTTTTAGAGTCAGGAAATACTGGCTTTAAATTCATCGCTTTGACTTCCTTAATCCAAATTTAGCAAGATATACATAAATAGTTTCCACACTCACTCCGCACTCCTTTGCGATGGCCTCTGGAGATTTTTTATCAAAATGATATCTCTTTTTAAGCCATACTTCGCTTGTATATAGTTTAGCACCCATACCTAGTCCTTGTCAACCCCAATAGCCTTATTCCAATTATTAATTGACCAATGACCTATACCGCAAGCATCTGCCACATCGTTGTCATCTATTTTTTTACTATAAATAACATCTAACAACCTTATCGTTCTTTGTTTGCGAAAATCTCTTTCGTATGACTTATACCAAGAATCTGACTTACCTGGATTAGATGATCTTATCTTAATCTGTTCTTCTTTTGTTAATCTCTTATTTCCTAAATAGTTTTGCCAAGTTATTGGAGATACTTTACCTATTATTTTAATTCCAGCCATCCCTGCTCCTCCAAGTATGCCCCCCTGAATTAAAGCAAGATCTGCTGCAGTTTTTGGGGAATTCATAAATACGGTGTGCTCGATAACAATAGCCTCTACTAAATTATAATAGTCAAACAACGCTTTAGATTTTTTGCAAGCATCAATTATTTTTTCATATACATCATTACCTTCAAATGTTATTTTTCCGTAGCAGTCTAAATTTTTATATGAGTAAATAGCAAAGGCAAGATTGTTTGTACTAGCATCAATAGAACAGATAACACCAGGAACGCTGGAAGGCATTCCGTGAACATACCTATCTGTTTCTTTTGCTTTTGTCATTTGACAATCCCTTTACTTGTTTTAAGGCCTTCTTTACATCTGTTGGGTTAATGATGCATTTATTACATAATGGTTCATCATTATATATAGATAACTTTTCTCCACATTTTTTACAAAGTCTATTTTTTCCTTTACGCTTTTGACGTCTGGTTTTAATATACCTTTGTGCAATTTTTTCTTTTGTGGCTTGCTCTCGACATTGTTCGGAACAATATATTTGATATGATATATCAGATTTAAAAGATTGATCGCACCAATTACAACTCTTCATCTTCCAGCAACTCCAGAGGTTTAAGTTTAATTACCCCTGTCTCTGCTTCAGCACATGCTTTTTGAATTGGACAAGCCTTACATATTTTAGAATTAGATCGATATGGCTTCTGTGGAAGTTGTTGATCTTTCCAATTCTTATATACTTCTCGCATCCAATCAAATGCCTGGTCTACCCACCGACGGTAATGATCGTTTACTACTACTGGTAAAGTTAATAACTCATGATTATTTTTATTTTCATAAATTAATACACCCTTACTAACTTTCCAGAATTTCATATAAATTAGCAACTGCATAAGATGAGCCTTTTTAGGCTTTCCGCTTTTCTTTTTGTATTCAAATCCTTCATTTGGCATTGTCTTAATTTCTCCAACAACTCTTTCGTTGTTAAGTTTAAGCATAAGGTCGCCATATCCATTAAAAGGTGGGTCGTCTCCATTAACCCTGAACTCCATTGCTGGATGTGTTTGTTCTTTTATGTATGACGGCCTTGGTAATTTATCAAACTCCATATCAGGATCTAGTAAGTCTGTGGCTGCAATTGCATCCTGAATTCTTTGATGTCCGAATGTTCCGTTTGTTCTATTGGCTACACCATATGCGTCTGCATCATCGTGTACTACCGCACCATCAAAACTAAGGTACCAATATCTTGGACATTCTCCAGCACCATACGTTAGGCCAGATGCTGTAAAATTTTTCTTTTTATGAAAATATGGTTTTAAATTTGCAGTGTATCCAGCCTGGATCTTTTCTGCTAAACCGTCCACAAAACTAACATCTTCGTTTCTGACATTAACATTTTTATTTTCTTTAATCATTACTTGTTTAAGTAAATTTTTTGTCATTATTATCCTTTTGTTATCTTAATTATAGCAGATATCACTTAATGATGTACTTAAGAGCAGAGACAAGACTGTTAATAGACTCTGCTGCCGTGTAGTAGATATTCTTTTTACCTCTATCTGACTTATCCACATTAGCCATCCATGTTGCCCTAAAGGCCATTTTGGCTGCGATTGCCTGCAGCCTTACTATTTCTAATGTCGCAACATTCATTGGAATATCTGGTTTTATAATTAGTTTGGCAATAAAAGTAAGGGCAGCCGTAAGTTCCTCATCTTTCATATAATCTGCTATTTCTGTCAAACCATTTACCATTTCAAGCGTTGTATTATTCTGTTCCATTATTCACCATCTGTTCTAGTAGTTCTAACTCTATTATAGCAAGTCTGACCTTCTTGTTACCCTCGCCTAACACCACGACTATTGCTGGATCGTTGCCGTTCCTGATAGCATCAGTAACTGCCTTTGCCCAGACCTCGTGATTTAGTGTAAAAGATTTTGAGTTCTCCTTAAAGTCCACGGTAAAGTTTTCCCAAGTTGCGTCGCCTTTCTTAGTATTTCTACCAGAATTCTTATGCTGCCTTGCTCCTATTCTTTTACTTTCAGATCTCTCACTCATGTTTTTTAACTTTCTTATATCCAACCTTAAATAACTGAACTTCGGATAAATGTTTGTCTGGGCACATCCAAGTAGCCATGCCAGTAGTCACATAAACTCTCATTGTTTTAACTTCTTTTTTGCAGGTCTTACAAGGAAACTTACCCTCATAGATTGAGTATTTATCCACTAAGTTTATTCTTAATCATATCCTGTAGATCAAGATCCTCTCTTACTTTATTAATAAATCCATCTCTACCCTGAACCTTAGAACCATCTGGTAATAAATACCATGCACCAGTGCGTTCTACTATGCCCATTAATTCAGCAGTGTCAACAAGATCAGCGATCCCATCAATGCCCAAAGTATCGCCTCTAAAATAGAAATCATATTCACCAGACTGAAAAGCAGGACTGGTTTTAGAAAACTGGAGGTCCCATCTAATCTTTCTGCCAATCTTCTCTTCAATAGCCTTGTCGCCAACATATATCTTCCCCTTTATTGCTTGATTTTCTGATTCAGATGAAAACAGTTTTACAACTGTGGATGAATAAAACTTAGTAGCCTGACCGCCTGTAGGTTGCTGGCTTGTATACATTGCGTTAATATTATTTCGTGATTGACTAATTAAAAGCAGTAAGGTTGGCTTAACTTTATTATTTGCATAGTTAAGCATCTTCCATGCGTTACTAAAGTCACGAGATTCAGCACCTATCTGCTTAGTATTTTCTAATTGCTTAAGTTCTGTAGAATCTTTTTCAAAATAAATGGCTGGCAACAAAGATGTAATTGAGTCAACCACAATAATATCTACACCAGCCTCCATTAAACTAACTCCTATATCAACCATCTCATTAATCGTTCTTGCCTGAGAAACAATTAATCTAGATGTATCTACACCCAACTTGGAAGCCCAATCTTTATCATATGACATTTCTGCATCGATCCAGGCGCATACCTTTCCTTCTGCTTGTGCAAGAGCAATTGTCTGTAGGCATAATGATGACTTGGCGCTTGACTTGCTTCCCCATACCAAAACCTGTCTACCGTATGGTAGTCCTCCATTTAGTGCACGATTAAGTCCATAACTTGGTGTTGCTGCGTATTCAGTCTTTGGAACTTCATCTCCAACCAAAATACTTTTACGTAGTTTTGGATTTAATTGTGCTAATACATCTTCAAGGCTAACCGACATTTACATCCTCCAATATTACGGTACCATCTTTGGTCTTACCAAATTCAAATTTATATGCTTGTCCCTCTTGTATTTTCATATAGGCTTTAGGAAATGCCGTAGGGAATACTGTTACAGAGTGTAATTCTCTGGAGGTATCTGCCAGAGTCAGTGATGCCATTTTCTTTCCTGCTTTCGTTACTCTTGGTTTAAATGATACCACAAATAACTCTTCATCTTTGTATGGCAACATTCTGTAATTTAAAAACTTAATTAGTGCTGCATCAGAACCTTTTATTTCATCTACAGGAACAGCAGAAACAATTCTGTTATCAGAACAGAGTGCAATATAACTTCGTCCAGCCTCAATTGTAGTTTGTTCTTCATCAAATACTCCTATGCTTCCAGTCTTATCTAATATCTCTACACGGCTCCAACCTTTACCACGCTTAATGCCTTTGACCATACCCATAAGAATGAATGATCCCTTTTCTTCAAAATCCTCTACTGGATTAATAAAAGCATGGAAATGTGAAGGAACTGTTTGCGTAAACTCTGGCAAACCTAAATACTCATAAAGATTTTCACGAATTTCATTGTCATTTCTTGGATTGTCTGGAAATGTAGCAGCACCAATAATTCTTAATGCCTCTAGCGCTCTGCTGTTGACTCCATTACCTTTCGTAAATGTAAAGGTTTTAACTTCCTCGAAAGACTTAAAAGGTCGTGCCGATATATATCGTTCTGCAATCTTATCAGAGATAAACTTGATCCCCGACAATCCAAACCGAATACCCTTACCCTCAATTTTAAAATCAATATCCGAATCGTTAATATGAGGTAATTTAACGCTGATACCCATTCTTTTCGCTTCAATAAGATATTCAGTTCTCGCATCTTTGTCCCTTTCATTTTTAAGTAGTGAGTACATGAACTCAATTGGATAATAATACTTTAGCCATGCCGTCCAATACGAGAGCGTAGAGTAAGCAACCGCATGAGACTTGTTGAACGAATAACCCGCATGCGCCTCAAAGTCGTGCCATAAATCACGAGCCTGATTAGGGCTAATAAACTTAGAAGCACCGTCAACGAAACGATCACGAAACGCATCAAACTCTCTAGCATCTTTCTTTTTACCAATGATCTTACGAACCTTATCAGCCTCAGACCAAGACATACCTCCAAGTTGAACGCAAGCCTGCATGACCTGCTCTTGGTATAGGATACACCCATATGTTTCTTCCGTGAATGGCTTCATAGTTTGGTGTAGATAGTTCACTGCTTGTCTGCCGTGCTTTCTTTCAATATAATCTTTGCCGATAGTATTCATGGCCCCTGGACGCACAAGAGCATTTGAAGCGGATAACTCTGCTAGGTTTTTAACACCCATCTTTATAAGAAGGTTTGTATATGGGGTTGCTTCACATTGAAACACGCCCTTTGTATACCCCTCAGAAAGCATCTGATATACCTTTTGATCTTCCATATCAATCTTTAGCAAATCAATATCAGTACCTTCTCGCTCTTTAATTATTTTAATAGTATCATTGATAACACTTAATGTTTTAAGTCCAAGTGCGTCAATTTTGATGAGTCCAATTTTTTCAGCCTCTTCCATGTCCACCGCCACAACAGGAATGCGCTCATCGGAACCAGGAGAATTACGTGTCTCCATCGGTGCGTACCTAAAAATAGGATTTTTACTAGTGACAACACCAGCAGCGTGTATGCCAGTACCTCTAATACGACCACGAAGTTGTTCGCCATATTGTTCTACCTCTGGATATTTCTCTCTAAACCATGCAGTGGTTTTTGAAGTACAATACTCATCCCAAGTATCTACTAACTTCAAAACTTTATTTACATCTGCCAATGGAATATTTAATGCACGAGCAACATCTCGTACTACGCCTTTATCTTTAAATTCTAAGAATGTTGCAATAGAGGCAACATGTTTGTATTGTCTAACAAGATAATCTTTAACTTCATCACGACGAGAATCTTGAATATCTGTGTCGATATCTGGGAAGTCGTTACGCTCAGGATTAATAAAGCGGAAGAACAAAAGACCATGCTTTAGTGGATCAATATCAGTAATTCCTAGTGCATAGCAAAGCAGTGAGCCAGCAGAGGACCCACGACCTGGGCCAACCATAATGCCTTCCTTCTTTGCCCAAGAAATCATACTCTGTACAACAAGAAAGTATGGTCCAAACTTTTTATCTTGAATTACCTTTAATTCTTCTTCAAGCCTATCCAAATATTCTTGATTATTATCAAGACCCTTCTCTATCAAACCAGTCATAGCCAATTCTTTTAATTGCTTATCTGGATTTTTGTATTGTACTGGAAGAAGATTCAGACCATCTTTAATGTCATAGTCCTCAATCTTGTCAGCAAGTTCAATAGTATTTTCATAAATATCAGTTCTAAAAATTGCCTGCTTTTCCATAGCAGCCTGAATCTCTTCATATGACAGAAGGTGAATATCAAACTTATTAAATGACATCTGTCTATCTGCACCATACAGGTAATCAAGACGCTTCATCAAGTCCCCTTGCTTTTTAGACTTCTCATATGTAGCATCTTTCTGAATCTTATTTGAATATGTATTAAGAATAAGTTTTAGTTCTTGGATTTCTTTTTGTGATGGGTCGACATGATGACAGTCTGGAGTTACAATAGGCTTAACCTTAAATTCATCTGCTAACTTTAAAATTGTTTGGTTGATTAATTCATCGTTATGTGGCATTACTTCAAGATAATAGTCATCGCCAAATTCTTCTTTGAACCATTTAATATATTTCTTTGCCATACCAAGTTCGCCAAGTTCAATAGACTTAGCAATAATACCGCTTGGGCATGCGGAAGAAACAATAATACCTTCTTTATATTTAGAAAGAACTTCAAAATCAATACGTGGCTTCTTGTAGTATCCTTCTGTCCACGCAATTTCATTTAGTTTATTAAGATTTTCTAAGCCCACCTTGTTCTTGGCTAGAAGGATTATATGGTTGTAAACCATGTCTAGTGGTGTAGTTCGATCTGCTTTGTCTCTTTGATCAAAACGATCTTCACACATATAACCTTCTATGCCAAGAATAGGCTTTATACCACTTGCTTTGGCAGCACGATACATTTCTCTGTGGCCAGAAAGGGAGCCATGGTCTGTAATCGATATTGCAGGCATACCCAACTTTGATGCACGATCTACATATTCAGATGGCAACCCAATACCATCGAATAATGAAAAGTGAGTATGTAAGTGTAGTGGTACGTAATTCATCTACTACCAGTCGATATTCGTCGCTGATGTAGATGAAGGTGAATCGAATCCGAGATAGAATGCTTCTTGTTCTGCGTATGGAACACGACGCAATGCTTTCTCTAATTGATACGGCTCAATGCCTTCCCAATTAAATGGTTCCTTATCTGGAGCCGAAGGAATCAAAGTGTAAGATGTTTCAGTTCCCTGACCATTACGCTTTAACTTCCATGTTAGATTTGAGATGCTGCCAGTTTCGAGAGCATACTCACGAATAGTGTTAAATGATGATTGCTTGCTTACGCCCATAGACCAAATAGCCACATATGGATTTGGCTCAATTCCATCATCTACAAGTACGTTGCAATAAAAACGAAGACGGCCACGCCATCCACTATTGCCCCTTGGATCTTTACGATACATTTCTTCAGCCCAGTCACGGCCTTCAGTATCCATTGTATCTACAGCCTTACGCTTATAGTCCTTTGGATTTGTGTGCTCTTTAACAACAAGTGCAAGACCACGCTTTTCATTATAGTTTGCAGAATCCTCATCCAATTCTTCAATGAATCTAATTTTGACTGCCTGTCCATCGGCTAGTTTAAGCCACTTAACCTTTGGTCCAGTTTCATCTGCTTTTTTGTCGAGCAGGGCATTAATATTTTTTAGTCCCTTAATAACGCTCATAGTTTTTCTCCTTTGTTTTTTCTAGTTTAGCATAGATACTATTGATTTGTCAAACTGATATTCCAGTTCTTTTATTGACTTATCATCCATATCGCCTATATCTTTATATTGTTTATCTAAGTTAATTACAGTAACATTTCCATCTAGCCTTTCAACTATTTTTTCTTTCATGTTACCGCCAGCCTCATCGTTATCAGCAATAATTATTATATCACTAAAGTATCTTTGAAGCAAGTCTATTTGTTTTGATGATACATTGGCACCAAGTGTAGCAACTGCTGGAAATCCTACTTGGTCTAACCTAATAGCATCAAATGAGGACTCTACAACATAAACTCTTGATGCTGTTTTAACTCTATTTAAATTAAATAGTACTTTTGACTTTGGAAGTTTTGGAGTATTCTTAAACTCTTTTCCTTCAATAGATCTGCCGACAAAACCTACACACAGGCCGTCGCTGTTATGAACTGGGATACATATCATATCCTGTGTTTCAGAATATCCCAATTTAAATTTTATTGCAGACTCTTTAGTGATTTTTCTTTTTATAAAATATTCTTTTGCTCTTTCGGAAACAACTGCTTGGTCATGAAGTCTTTGAACAATAGAGGTATCAAACTCCGTCCACTCT